AGCGGCTCTTCCGCCGGTAATCTGTCGCTGCTTCAGCTTCCAATAGCCCTGACGCAATAACCCAAGCACGTCTGTACTGCCTGCGGCCATCGCACTCACATCAATGTTCGCGATCCGCACAACGTAGCGCCAATCTCGAACTGTGAGTCCAACGTCCCAGGTGAACTTCTCGCGGAAGACGTCGTACAAAGACCCGTTGCTATTTTCCTTCGTGGTCTTGCCTTTGTCGTCGCGGGAAAGTCCAGCTTTTGATCCTTTCGGATACAAGCCGTGAACGGTTCTTGGCCCCCACACTACCATCCAAATCGAGGTGTTATCTGCGCCAGAACCTCCGCCAAGAACAACCTGGCCGCCATTATCAGCGGTCGTGCTGTCAAAGCGAGGCCCGAAGCCCATAAACTTCTCAGGATCAGTATCGGTGTCACCGTTGAACAACGCATCCGCCATCTCGCGGTTCATGCCTTCGATGAAGGCAGTCGCCTCGTTCAGTCGGAACTGACGCGGATTGTTCGACAGGTCAACCAGCTTGGCATCGACCTCTGACCAGGATTCCAACATGCCACAGGTGTCTTCGACCTGTACGTTAGTTCCCTTTAGAGGCTGCACACCCTCGTACAAGCGCCGCCATGTTGGTTGTGGGATGCCCGAACGCATCGTCGTGAGATGCTTCGTGCCGTTGTTACACTCCATGAAAGGAATGTCCTGGAGTATCAGGTTTGTATCAGCCAGCATCTCAATGATGTCAGCCACAACAGTCCCTGTGTAGTCCGATTGCTTCGCCAGGTCTAACAGCGTCGGATATGATTGATTTAAAGTTGCCATGAGATTTTAATCCCTGTGTTTGTTGACAGAATGTTTATCCATTTGAATCTGAAGTCGTCTTTCCATACAAACGATCTTGCATCGACGTTTCAGTGCCAGCAGGACTACCTGTTCCTGGATTATCCTCGATGAGATGTCTGCCGATGTTCAGTGCGAACCGAAACAGATCAGGGTTATTGCCCATACCCGTCTGGTTTAGCACTTGCTTCAGTTCAGGCGAACCGAATTTCTCGATTGCCTTCGCTGCAACACCAGCATTCTCATCAAACTTGTCGCCACCAATTTCTTTATCGGCTTTGAGTTCGCTCACCCAGGAATCTAACTGGTTGGTGAAGTTATCAGACATTTGCCCTTGCATCTCCGCTACATGCTCACCGAACATTTTGTTCAGTGATGTAGCCTGGTTTTGCGTTAGGCCAAGTTCCTTAAACGTGGTTTGAGCACGAGACGCAAGTCCCGCATCCATATCCAGGCCTTCAGGAGCTTCAAGCTCATACTCACCTTCAGGAACCGAGCCGCCATCTTCGCTGCCCTCTTCCTTCCCAGCTTTTTCACCCCCCTGGTTGTCAGCTTTGCCTTCCTGGTTGCCATCAGTTCCCTGATCGCCGCCCTGATTAACATCGCCTCCACTCAGCAGAGTGTCGTCGGCTTCAGATCCGCCTTCGGTTCTGGTGTCATTCTGTCCGTTGTCGTTTTCATCAGCCATCGAATTATTTCTCCGTTTTAGGTTTCAGTATCTCGAACGATTGATCCACATCGACTTTCAAGAAGTCTTCAAAGATCTCGCGCCCAAAGTCCTGGCGTCCCGACTTGTGATACGTCATCGAGTTACCAGTCATAACTGACTGAAACAGTCCACTCCTTGCGACTATATCAGCCATCACTCGCTGAAACTCAGGCATTCCAAGTAAAGTAGTACGGTCATTGTGCAACCGTGCCGAATACTCTCTGAGCCTTTGTAGTTCAGCTTCTTTTCCTCGCTTCTCGCGCTCCCTGCGATCTAGCCGATGTTCGTTATGCTCTGACATTTTGAATGCCACCACCGGTGACATTGATCAATGTAGGTGAACCACCAACAACAATTTTAAGATCCTTCGCGAGCACACCGATCTCTATGCTTTTGGGTAAAGAAGTTATCGTGCCGTTCTCAAGAGTTCGGTCTGTGCCGGCATCATCAGTGTATTTGAGCTTAATGTCTACACTGCTGTCACCGTCAATCAACAAGGTTCTGCTTGACCCTCCCGAAGACGTCAGGAAGCTAAAGCCACTGGTGTCCTTTGTGTATGTTCCTGCTGCTGTAATATTGGGCATAATCTATATCCTCACTGTGGCCCAGCACCGGCAAGGGCGCCGAGCGCATTGTCTTCTGATATTTCAGCTTTGCTCAACGTCGCTGCTGTGTTGGCAGCCTCAGCCGCCATTGCTGCTTGATTAGCTGCGGCAGCCTGTTGAGACTCGGCTGATAATAATTCTTGCGCCTCAGCGTCAGTTCTAATCACCTTCGGTGGTGCTCCCTTCGCTTTCGCATACTCATCAATTGCCTGCATGGCATCAAACTTGTGCCTGGCTTCAGGGAATACATTGGAGAGTTGCATCGTAAATGAGGCTGTTGACTCGATGCTCGCAGTCGCCACTGCCTTCTGCGCCTGAGCTAATACGCTGATGTATTCGACTCGCAGATCCACCCCCTCAATCTCTGGTGGAGGTGGAGGAAGTATGCCGGCCCTGTTCGCAATGGCGAAAACACGATCTATGATCGGATCAAGAGCCTCGTTGTTAAGCCTCTCTAGCACGCTACCTAGCATCAGAAGTTTTTCTTCCTTGCGTTCGGCAATCTCAGTCGCGGTGATTTGCGCCCTGTCCATCTCCGTGATCATCATGAACAGGTCGGCATAAAAGTGTCGCTGGATCCTAGCTTCTTTCTCCTTGATGTCCTGAGTAAGTTCAGCGATACGGGGATTGACCTCATAGACACTCGCCATGCCAGGCTTGCCCTGGGAGGCCATGCCGGCGATGTAGCTGATGTCGCCTGGCGAGGTGGTCACACCGGAGTTCTCTAGGATAGCGTCAGCAATCAGAGGAGGATTGTGCATCTTCTCGATAGCGATCTGCTTGTCGATCTCCTCAATCTGCAACGACTTGTTCGTGCCAATAGAGTTCAGACCAGGATAGGCTGTCGCGTAAACATCCTCGCCGGCAATCTCCCACCTGGGACAGATGAATGGTCGCTCCTCGAAGCCAGTTTGCAGCAGAATCTTTTCAGCATCGCCATTCTTCTCGATGTAAACCGAGCGCCAGGGCATTTCCTTCGATAGCGGCGAGGCAGGATCACGGCCAATGTTTGGCTCACAAGCATGGATGACCGGTACAAATTCGTCGTACTGCTTTTTCTCGTAGCACTGCCTGACGGATCGACTCACGTTGTCCTTGCCAAAGCGATCAACCATCTGCCTGACAGTCATCTTGTACTCGCGATATAGCGTGTCCACTTCGCGCTTGCCGTTGGTCGCTAAACAATAACTTCCAACCGTGTAAGGCACACAGCGGATGACGTTCTCAAAGTCCTCGTAGATCCCGACCGGCATCTGGCCGAACGTGCCCATCTCCAGATACATAGAGTGCATAGCGGTGTAGAAGTTCGACCTAGCAAAAACGAGTAGCAGTCGCTTCTGAACCTGGTCGAGCCAGGTCTTCACTGAGCCATACTCTGCGAGTTCAGGATCCGGTGTTGTCAGTTCAAACCAGGGACGAGCCGGCGAAGTGATGCCCGACTGCATGCCGGATGCCAGAGTGTTGGCTGCTATCTTCGCGATCTCGTTGTACAGGTTCTCGTTGCGGCGAACCTTGAGCTGATCATCCTGGAGGAATCTTCCTCGGCCGCCCATGATGTAATCGCTCAGATCCTGCCACATTCCGATATAAGGGCTGCGCTGCATTTCAAGAGCAGAGTACCGCTTAATTACCTCGCCGCGCAGTTCGTGAGACATCAGGCGCCTAACATCGTCTTGCCAGTCGAGGCATATTTTGTATCCAGGCCACCAGGGCCAGTCAAGATGGTGTCTTGGCCTCCCCTCGCAGCAAGCAGCCTGCGGCGCTCATCGGCGCGAACGCTCTTGACTGCATCAAAGTTTGGTGCTGCTGGTGGTGGTGCTGGTGGTGGTGGGGCACTTGCAGACATACACATAAGATCATTTCCTTTTCAGTCGATCCGTCGGATTGTACTTAAGCGCCTTAGCCTGGCGCAATTTTGCATACGTTTTCTGGTCTTTTGTTGCCACTGGCACGGCAGTGGTCAGTGCTATAGCGTCGATAATGTTAGGACTCCGGCCAATGATCTGCTTAAGGTCTTCCTTCGGTGGCAATTTGTACTTCCCGTCCAGGGTAGTAACAAGCTCTGTACTGATCATCTCGTAGTACAAATCGTCATTATCAGGCAAAGCAAGCCCCTCCTTCAGGAGGTCTCTGACGTTAAGATACATCTCTGCGCGCTTATTGTAACAATCTTCTCTACTACTTTTGCCTGAAAACCAAATTAAGTGCCAGGATCTTTTCATCGTTCTTCCCGCAGACACAATGCCTGTGCCGTATCCAGCGTCGATGGTCACTGCGTCGACCTCATGTTCGTCTTCATACCTGGCGATCCAATTTGCGACCTCAATGTCGTTATCGTTCTTCGGCATGCGCTTTAATATCTCAACCTTCAGCCCCTGGCGCATCACGATGACCAGTTCGTCATCACCCTCCCAGGCTGGATCGCACGACAGGATCTTCGGAGCAAAAGTGTACTGCTCCTCGCGCAGATGCTTGCCTCGCGCTTCGTCGACATCCTTTGTGTTGAATAGTTGACGCATACTCATGTCAGGGAACTCTCCTCGTACACGCACCTTGAAGAAGTCGCTATCAGTTCCGTACTGTTCTGCCCACCTCTCAAACAATTTCTTGTTGGTGCCTTCAACGTCACGGCTGTCAATCTGCCCGATATTCCAATACTTGCGGTACTTGCGGAAGCACTCCCGAAACCTTCCCGCATTGCGAGTTGGGTTACCAAACACAATCCAGATGATCTGTGTGTTGGCATCAGTCTGCGCACCCTCGGTGACTTCCCAGATCTTGTCGGCGATTGCGCTGCCCTCGTCCATCACAATCACAATCCTGTTGCCCTCGTTGTGCAGGCCGGCGAACGCTTCGGGATTGTTTATGCTCCAGGGCAGGAAGTCTGCGCGCCAGGACTTCTCCTGGCCTTTGACCTTGCTAAATATAGCTGTCGCTGTGTGATGAAAGAACTCTGCGGTAATCCGCATCTGCGACCACTTCGTCACCTCCGGTACTGTCTTGGTGCGTAACTGTGCTTCGGTGTTCGCTGTCGTATTGCACCTGGCGCCGACCATCGTGTCGAGCGCCCAGGATATAACCATGCCTATAAGCGCGCTCTTCCCGATGCCGTGTCCACTCGCCCTGGCGATCAAAATTGGTTCGTAACGCTTCTCTGGATCAGAGAGATGATCTCTGATGTCGCGCAACACGCTCTTCTGCCACTTGCGTATGCTCTTCTTCTTAAGCGGGCCCTCGCCCCAGGGGAATGCCCATTGCGTGTATGCCAGTGGGTCATTCCGATATTCGATCAGTCGGTCGACGATCTCATCGTAAACGTCCTCCTCCTGCTGAATAGGCGCGACCTCGTTCAAACGCTTTTCTCCACCACTTCCTCGAAGTCAACATCAATGAACTTCTCGGCTTCTTCTAAGTCGTGTTCGATCGCGCGCTCCTGGGCTTTAATCAGCCTGGCGCTGTACTGGTCGATTACCGTGACCTTAGCCTCGATCTCTTTTGGTACTACTCTGCCCAGGAGAGTCATGAATGCAGTGGGGTTTTCTTCAGCCTGTTTAGTCAGGTATTCCTGTCCTCCGACAGCATCGAGAGCGCCCAGAATCATCTGACGAATCTCAACGGTCAACTTATTAGGCGTATTCTTTTGGCGGCCGCCGGTCTTCTTACCATCTTTCGTAGCCATATCTAATTCCGTCTACTTTAGAGAAGCCATCCAGGGGCTTTAGAATCGCCGATTGCTGCCCTGGTGTCCACTATAGGGCACGATACCGGTTTGTCCTTGAATCGGTATTGAAGGCATGCAAACGAGCAATCTGAAAAAAAGTCCTGGCGTTTTGCAGAACTGTCATACACACCGATAAAACGGTCGGCCTTATCCTGGATCCTTGCTTCACATTCCGGCGTGCCGTCATGCTGGAAGACTGCGATCCATCCTTTTACTGACCAGTTTTGTGGATACTGAACAAACACCTGGAACCGGTAACCAGGTTTATCGGATATGCGCTCCCACGCTTGAGCGAGCAACATCTTCCACTCCCTGGATCCGCAAGATCCCAGCTTCTACCAGCAATGAGATCCCCTTCCTGAGAACTCGATACTGCCATTCATAATCTGTTCGGCCGCTGGCTGGCCTCAATACGATGCCTAACTTTATAAGCTCGTTATAATAGGCATCCTGGTTAGAGTGACCCATCGCATCAGCGTCACGACGGCCGTCAACGTAGTCGTGACAAAGTTGACACAGCGGTGCGCCAAAATAATCATCACACTTCTGTCCCATGCCGGCATCGAAAAACGGTAGATGTGCCCAGACACAATTTGGTGCGCCGCAGTTCGCACACATCACGTCTGGATCCGACGGGTATCTGCGGATGGCTTTACTAATAATGCTCATCAAATAATTTTGTCGTCAGAAATATTCCGCAAAAACCGGGATGCTGATTCACCAACATAGCCGCTGGCTGCTGCCATTGCGTAATTGAGTTGGCCTAATGACTCCAACGCAGCTATCAGAACAAATGTCCCAATAATTGATATTGCGATGCGATACCTATCCTCTGATAAATACCTTCCGATGCTCATGGGCAGACCGGATTCGTGAATCTTAATAACCTTTTCTAATACTTTCAAAAGCCAACCACAAATTGCTGTTACTGAAATTAACGACCAATATATCCAATCTACTGATGTGTCCATTACATCACCCTTAATAAATACGATTCCATCTATATGGATCTATCATGTTAATCTAGTTCAAAAAGGCTTCAAGGTTAGTCGCTGTATTTGCCGGCCACAAATCAGGGGAAGGCACGTCCACAGATGCGGGTTCACTTTCGCCTGATATTAATCCATCCTCAGTGACAACACTTGCAAAAAATAAATATTGCCCAGGCTCACCATTCACCACGATCGACAACTCCTCAGCAGCACCGTCTGTGGTACTACCTCCCCACTGCATCGTGCCGCCATCTATGTTGTAGCGAATCTGTGTGCGATTAATTTCTGATGGAGCCAATGGCCTACCATCCAAACGAGTGGTCGGCCTATCCCATGTCAGATTTATTTGAGTTTCAACGGGTTCGCTTACGGCAACATTAAATAATAAATAGGTCGCCGCAGACAATAAAAGCGATAGAATTGCTACGAATATGCCTACATGTGAATTTTTTAGGCCTTGAGTATCCATTTCGTTCTCCTGATTTATATTACATATCCAGCACGGCTGTAATCAGCCTCAGCACCTTGCCGAACGCTTTCATCTTCCTTGACGGATAGATCTTCTGCTATATCTTCACCCTCAGAGTTAATAACAGACTCGATCTCTATCTCTGGATATTCGGCTGGATAACACTCCTCCATCGGCGCGTTTGTTTTAGCAGGAATATACTTACCAAAGACGCCGTAAGTCACCAGGCAATCTTCCTCCCAGTCGAAATGACTGCCCCCCAAGTCGCTTGATCTATCCCTCGTCCATGTGAATATATAGCTCATTTCTTTAATCCTGCTTGATCAGATGATCATGCCCCGTAATCTTGATCAGGTGGTATGAAGTTCTTCTTCGGTATCCTTAAGGTCAGCCCAAACCCCGTCCATCGGTCTAGCTTCCAGCCGATGTAAAACTCCCAGCCCTGGTCGCCGTCTGTGCGCTTGGAATACCTATAACGGGCATACCACCACTTCTCCTCGTGGTACTGATAGATCCAGCCATCACCCTTAACAGTGATAACTCCTAACAGTTTTTCGCCCTTCGTATTTGGATTGGCGAACGTATAACGCATCGCATTTGAAAAAGAATTGCGTAAACGCCAGTAATACTCGCGCCAGAATGGACTCAGTTTGTAAAAGAAGCGACTGATCGCTGAGTGTTGAGGCGCATCAATCATCGGATACCACTGATCGTAGTAACTGCCAGTATGCGCATTAGCCGCAGCATCCCAGGGCCAAGTAAACCTATGCTGCCAGTCCGTCCAGATACCTATCGGGATCATCACTATCCCTAGCAACTTGCCGGGGATGGCATAGCCAACGTAAACAACTACAGCAAATACCGTCTGGATAATTATTTTGATAATCATTCGTCCGATTGTACTCCCTTACAGCCTGTATCTCGACCAGGCCTCTTCGCCCAGCTTTTCCCATACGATCGGCTTCAGTTTATCGAAGAACTCCCGAAACTCGTCTTCGTCACAGTTGCTCCAGTCAGTAGGCTTCGGCACCCACTGAACCTGGCCCTTGCCAGTAACAACTGGCTCCTCGTAAACCCATCCGCACTTTAGCTTGATGACCACTCGGAACACCTCGATGTCAGAGTAGGTATCCTGGTTTTCGAACAGATCGCGAATGACCCGCATCACCAGGTTGTGAAACTTGGGCGACCTGGCTCGCTTTATTACAGCGTTGTAAGTTTTGCCTGATCCGTTGCGTTTTTTAAACTCGATCTCTGTCGGCTCGTTGTTCGGAACACAAACGACAGTCTGCGAGTTAGCGATGTCGCTTACCCTGACGAACCTGACCTGATTAAGATTTGCCATTACTCCGGCACTTCGCGCATGTAACACATCGAACAGAACGGCAACATCAGCGTTATGCTCCAGTTGCTTCCCCAGTGATCCCACAAGAACATTATTCCGATTTGTTTGTGATACCAAAAATGAAAATCACTTTCAATTTTACTCATTCGTGCCTCCTCAAGGATGGGCTTAATTTATATCCCACACACAACTGACAATTACATCACCAAAATTAAATGTGCAGCAGCCCTGTGATATGAATTTAAGTAGTTGTTTATCCTGTAAATATCCTTCTTTAACCAGGTCTTCATAAAGCATCTTGACTTCCGTTTTTGCTAACCAGGTATGCTGCAAAAATTCCGGCCCTGGCATCACAGAAGTTCGATGAATAACCTCTAGCACGCCAGACAGCTTCCTGGTCTCAGCCAAAAGGAACCCCCATCGCTAAACTGTGCCATTCAACCTGTTGAGGCGTTAGCGGCTCGCGCGTAACACGATCGTCGCGTATGTCCTTTACCTCAACCAGCATGATCGGCTCATCAAGCTGAACAAGATCAAGAGCCTGATCAATCGAATCAACGACAAACACCGGCACATCAGGTGATGGTCTAATAACGAGAAGATCCGTCACACCTTTCCCAGACAGCCTGGTTACGAAGCGGCCGGCTTTCCTGAAAGTCTCGACGATCTCAGGCTCGTTCCTATCCCTGGCGGCAGCTCTTCTCATCGTGAATATTGTTGGCTTGATATATACACTTCAACTTTCCCAGGTGTAATCCATAAATGCTTCCGCCCAGGCGTTCTCTTCCTGTTTGTATCGCCACTTGTGGTTCCAGGCTTTCAGCTTCAATGACTTGTTGGTCGTGCCTTCACCATTAGAGTTATTTGTGCCCTCTACATTCCATGCCCACCAGATAACACCATCGGCGCCAGACTCCTGAAGGACACTCAGGTAAACATCCATCTCCGCCGGCGACATATACCGAAAGTCTTTCTTCCCTGGCGGTCTCGTTTTGTGTGTCGCACACAAATAAATTGGCGACCTTGATCTCGAACGAAGCCACTCGACCTTGTAGTTAATAGCGGCCACAAACTCTGGCAGCGGCGCGTCCAGGTATGCCCTCGGCATGAAAAAATCAAAGCAGCGCAGACTGTCCTTATTGTGTGGCGCGAACCGATCGAACACGTCCACACCCATGTGCCCCAGGCGCAGCGCATCATACTGATCATAAAAACCGATTAGTTTATCTGCATGCCGATTCTTGAATATCTTATAAGCCTGCTGAAATAAAACGAACGCATCAGCCGAATGTTCAAGGATGTCGTACAGGTGTCGGCCGGAACTGTTGCCCCGCTCGTGCATTAGATGAATAAACTCGACATCAGGACTTACTTCATTCGCCCTAGTTGTGTGACCAACTTCGTCGATCTGACCAAAGTCTGCGGCTTGATTGTCGCGCCAACACTCGTCCATCCAAACAGATTCTGCCGGCACAGATCTACCTCGCACGAAGTAATCAAGCCTGGGCATCATTGAAGCATTAATAAATTTCATTTGTATTCCCTCCAAAGCGAAAGCGCAATCAAAGCGTCAGGCAGCCAAAGCCAAATTATAGCAAACCATATAACTGCGCTTAAACATATGCTTGCGATCACCCCTTTTCCAAGTGCTGAACAGCCATCCTGGCGGCCCAATATTTTGTTGTCCATCTACTTCCCCCTTAATGTGCTAATGCAGGCACATCCATGCCATGTTTTATCATGTAGTTGGTGCATTCCTGCCAGTCCCACTTCCTGGGCATCATAAAATTTCCTTCTCGTTGACCGATCCTGGCGCGCATTAGATCCAGTATTTCCAGGTTCTTTAGATACACGGAGTTCGCGCGCCTGGCTTCATCGTCCTTCCTGGCTTGATCAGAATCAACCAGTTTGCCATTGTTGTCAGATTGCTGGATCTCATCTTCCCATCGTTCCTGGTTCAGGTATGTGGTTGGATTTGGAATAAAACCATCCTTCCACTGGCGATCTAAATTAATCCGCCTAAAAATACCTCGCACTATCGAAGCTACAAAACAACTTACATCAGTAAATTTTTCTTTTTTCCAAAGATCTGATTTTGGGGCTTTCTTCAGCGCCACCTCAAATGCCTTTCTGGCTGGCTTCTTTCCGACCTTCGTCGGATACGCTGACCAGAACGCATCAAATAGCTCATCAATAGATAACGGTTCTTTATGACGGTTATTTGACGGTTCGGGTGACACCGGTGACACTACCTGAGTGTCATGGGTGTCACTACCGGGCGCCTCTGGTGTCACCAGTGACAATGTGTCACCAGTGTCATGGGTGTCACTACCAAACTCTTCCAGGGCTTTCTTCACGATCATCCTGACTTTGGTGTAACCACCGGGAGACCTGCGCTTACCAACTTCAACCAGGATGCCTAACTTGATAAGCTCGTTAATATTTCGGATTGCTTGCCGGCGAGACATCGTTGCACGATTTGCAACGTACTGTGCAGACGGCCAGGATTCTCCGGTCTCGCTGTTAGCGCAGTCGGCGAACACGATAGCAACCAGCTTCAGGTTGCACGGCAGACGGCTATCTAATGCGGCGTCTATATGTTTGATACTCAATGTGGCGCCCCCTCGGCAGGTCATTCATTAAAATTCATTAAAATGCTGGCTAGTCCCCAGGATAGACCTGAAGACCAACCAGCGGTGTGTTCTGGATCTGAGGAGGCAGAGACCAGCACACGGGGATAATACTATACGGCAGAAGCCAGGTCGACGATATAGACGCGCGGCCAAAGATAAAGTTTTCCGACTTTCTTAGCCACCGCTGGACTCAGCCATCCGCGCCGCACCTGATATTGTATGGTGCGTGGCGACTCCTCGATGGACAGGGCCAGCGCCCGAACAGAACCAGCCTTCTCGACTGCCTGGATGAGCCTTGAATTGTTTTTTCTCATATTCACAAAACGAATTATGGCACGCCAGGCCAGGACGCGCAATGTTTTTACGCTGTTTCATGTAAAACATGGAAAAAAACTTGCGCAAATGTACCTAATCAACTACTATTCGATTCTGATCTGGCGAATAAGACCAGCAATCTCGTGAAAGCAGTGCTTGAGGAGGCACATAAAATGAAGCATAACTGGCAAAAACTAGCAGGCATTGTTCCCGCAACACACGATCCTGACTATGAAGACGAGCGCAACCTGGTCGACAGGAACAAGACGGCCGAAAAATTTGATATAGCGCGGAACAAATACTTCGATGTCTTGGGAGAATATAAAGGCCTCATGTACGAGGAGCTGCCTGTCGAAGACCAGGGCTATCTTGTGCTCGCATGGCTCGCAGCAGCCGAAGATGCCGAAGGATGGCTCGTCGAAGCGCACAACGAGCAAGACCTGTTCCTGCTCGACCTGGATCAAATAATCGACACACAATCTATGCACGATCATGAAGTAATCAGTCGCCGTCGTGTTGGCCTGCTCGATTACTTCACAGGCACGATACAAGAACACCTGGATGACCAACACGTCCTTAACTGGTAACTGAGAGAACAAACATGACAACAGTAAAACAAGCAACATCGGGAATCGACTTCAGCGATCGACACACATACGTCGGCGCATCTGAAGTAGCAGCAGCAGTCGGGCTACACCCATACATGACACCACTCGATCTATATCTGGAGAAGGTCGGCGATAAAGAGCGGCCCGACCTGTCAAACAATGAACGTGTACACTTCGGCAACGTCCTGGAAGATGTAGTCTGCGACGAGTTCGCCAGGCGCACCGGCATCGACGTGCGGCGCGATCGGCGCGACTTCCAACACGCTGAACTGCCGTTCTTTCGCGGCCACATCGACCGCAAGGTCACCGGCGAGAAGGCCGGCATGGAAGCGAAGACTGCCGACAAGTTCATGGGCAAGCAGTTCGGCGCAGAAGAGACCGACAACATTCCCATGTACTACCTGACGCAGTGTCTAGGCTACCTGTCACTGACAGGGTGGGATCGCTGGCACCTGGGCGTTCTGATCGGCGGCAATGAGTTCCGCTCGTACACCATTGAAAGCAGCGCAAAGGCCAACAAGATACTCGAAGAAAAACTGGCGCTATTCTGGCAGCGAGTCGAGCATCGCAATCCGCCCGAACCAATCACGTCTGGCGACGTAGACAAGCTGTATCCGTCTGCTTGCATCGCGAGCATAGACATCGCCAACCAGGTCGAGGAACTGCGCGAAGTACGCGCAACGATGAAAGGCCTAATGTCACAGAAGGAAGAGCTGGAAATAGACATCAAGAAGTTCATGAAAACGACTGATGTGCTGCTGGATCCAGAGCATGGCAAGCCCATGATCACCTGGGCAGGCAGCGCGATCAAAAACCTGAACAAGACGGCAGTAGAAAAGGAACTCGGCGATCGACTGTCTGAGTTCCAAAAGACAACAACAACCAGGAGGTTCGTAGTCAAATGACTGAGATAAGAAAAGAGTACGCAGCAGATGTTCCGGTGGTCACAAAGCCTGAAGAAGACGAAGGCAAGTCACTGCTCTCAATGATCGAGAAGCGTGAAGTCTCGCCGGCACAATTCAACACAATGCGAACGAGTCTGTATCCAGGCGCTGATCCTATGTCGGTGATGATGGTCATCGACTACTGTCAGGCCAGGCAACTGGATCCGATGAAGAAGCCGTGCCACATCGTACCGATGAAAGTGAAGGATGCCATCACTGGAGCTACGACATGGCGCGACGTGATCATGCCAGGCATCTATGAGTACCGGACAACGGCACAGCGCACGAACGAATACCTGGGCCAGGCCAGACCGCATTATGGAGATAACATCGAATACAAGCACATTACCGTGCCTGAGTGGTGTGAGGTCAAGGTGTATCGCTGGAACCCGGTCGCAAAACAACGTGGTGAATACACCGTCGTGACGTACTTCAGTGAAGTTGTCAGTGAGACCTACCAGTATCTACCTGGCAAGAAAAACGGCCAGAAGTCACTGTTTCCTAACGCACGATGGAAGAAAGCACCTCGACAGATGCTGACGAAGTGTGCTGAAGCAGCAGCACTGCGAATGGCATTCCCTGATGCGCTCGGTGGAGAAATGACTATGGAGGAGGTCGCCGACCATGACTCTCAGCCAAACGGGATTCGTTACATAGCAGAACCGAATCAATCCGAAACACAGACCGACCGAATGATCGGAGCCTTAGATGGAGAGGCAACTGAATTACCAACAGCCGAGGAGGCACAAAGCAATGAGTAATACACAAGCGAAGAAAATCATAAACACTCTACTCGACCAGCACCAGGGCGAAGCAGTTCTGATCGTTGCTGGCAACGAGACAGAGATCACTAGCGTCCTGACCAACGAAGTGCTTGATGAAGCCATAACTGGCACCGGCAGCGCTCTAAACAATCTCGCGAAGCACGATGAAAAGTTCCGCGACAAACTCATTGAACGCCTGCTCGTTCGAGCGGGAATATAACAACAATGTGACCCTGGCTTCGGCCAGGGGCGCCTTTAGGAGAAATAAATGCCAAGTCTAAACAAAGCACAAATCATCGGTCACCTGGGCCAGGATCCAGAACTGAAATACATGCCCAGCGGAGACGCTGTGTGTAACCTGTCTGTCGCAACGAGCGAGGCCTGGAAGGACAAGCAAAGCGGAGAGCAGAAAGAGCGAACTGAGTGGCACCGTGTCGTGCTGTTCCGTCGTGTTGCAGAAGTCGCCGGCCAATACCTGAAGAAGGGTTCCCTGGTCATGATAGAAGGCAAGCTGAAAACCAGGAAGTGGCAAGACAAGAGCGGCAACGATCGCTACACGACCGAGATCGAGGGTCGTGACATGCTGATGCTCGGATCTCGAGGTGGTAACCAGGCCCAGGGTAACCCGGCAGAACATCATGCCGGACACCAGGCGCCGAATCATCCGAGTAAAGAGGCTCCCCAGGCCGAATTTGAAGACGATATTCCGTTTTAATTTTAAATAAACAGCCGAGGAGGCTAAAAATGTCACAAGACAACACAAGCAATATAGTAAGCCCACAATTCACATTCGTAATAGAGGTGGATGGTTTCACGGCCGGATCATTGGTATCAGACTTTTGTAAGGAAAGCGGTATCGGCTACAAGCTCACAACCGAAAATGTAGCGGTCAAGAAAGTTACGCGTGTAAATAGTAACGGCAAAGGCGTCAGCACAAGCACAGGTCGCAGAAAGGATCGTGTTTCTGTTACCAGGGCACGCCGCAGTGAGGTGAAACGACTGAAGAGAGTAAACCCTCACTGGACTTACAGAAAAATTGGGGCACACACTGGTTTGTCGCTGTCATCTGTAGGCAGGGTTCTACAAGGGAAAGATGCACTGTCGAGAGCGATGCAAGAAATAAAAAAATAACAACAACAATAAAAACAACAAGAAGAAGAAGAGCATAAAAACCCTGGCCGCAAAAGTAGCAACCTCGTCAGCTATTGTGGCCTGCGATTCCCAGGCGCCAGTTTATCCCGCCGGCGCCTGGTCTTTTTAAAAATGAACAACAGGACGAAAAAATGTCTGAATCATTTCAGGAAGTACAAGCAACATCTTATCAATGTTCTATTTGTAGGGGGCCATTCGACATCGAAAAAGAAGGTGGCATAAGAGGATTCATCGGAATGATCCCTGTAGCATTTTGTCCAACATGCAAAGCCGGAGTAGCAGACTTCGGGCAACAAATGGATATGACATTCGAACAGATTTACGACCAACTAATGTCAACACTAGATCTGCTCAACCAGGAAGACCCCCCCCAAGATTTGATTGAACAGGTTAAAGCCAGGGTACAAGAATGTCTTGAAACCTGTGATTAGTAAGGGTTTTATGGCTGTTGACATTAGGTACAAAGTACCCTAAGATTCGCTCATGGGTTGGACATCCTAACCCTTTGCTTGAGGAGGCAACACATGAAAGCAACATTCAGAGAAGCGAAGGACTGGCACGCAGCGATCGCGGCTGCTGTTCGCGAAGGTCTCACGTTCGAAGCAGTCGACAACACGTTCACTAAGAATGGTGTCTACGTCATCGAATATACGGGAGGCTACTAATGGTTCGCGTAGTCATCTATCACACCGACGCCGGCATCATGGTCGCCCTGGTCAAAGAACTCCGCAGCGGAAACCTGCGAGTCATGACCATCAGCTACCCGCTACATGCCCGAACAGTTCCTGGCAGTGAAGCCAGGCACATGAGAGACCTGACCAGGAACGGCAAGCCTTATCGCCTGGCCCTGGCAGTCAACAAGTTCCGCCGACTCGGCTCTAAGAGCCGCATGGGAATGACTAAGGCCGGCCGGAAGTTCGTCAACGAGATCGCCGAGGAGGCAGGATCATGAAAATGAAACAGAAACAACCGGCACCACCAGACATACTCCGCAAAGGCGGAGCTATGAAGGATCGCAAAAAGGAATCTAAAAAGAATCCTAAACGCGACCCTGACAGGCTGCCTGATGCCTTAATGAAGTACCTAACCTTTTAAGAGTAGTTAAACTCGCCGCCCCTACGGTGCAATTTTTGGCGTTATCAAGGGGCGGCTTTCTTTTTACAATGTGCCGAGGAGGCAATGATGAGCGAGTGCCCAGGACAGTACGACTACCACTACGAAGACAACCAGGGCTTGTGCCATAGCTGTGGCATGCCGATAAACTTCGATAGCTGGTTCGCCTATGAAGGTGGAGATCGAGAAGCGATGTACGAGCAGTGGAACAAGCTGGTCGCAGATCATGCGCCGAGGAGGCATCGTAATGACTGAACTAAACGAACAATCGCAGAACTTCCGGTTCTTCGCGGAGCATCACCCTGAAGAGGCCGCCTGGATCCTGGAGAACGCATCGTGGAGCAGATTCGCTATCAACATGAGATCCAAGATAAACAAAGGAAGCACCCCGCTCACAGAAAACATGATGAACGCACTGAAGAACGCAGCGTCAAAACCATCTCAGAAGCCCATCTACCTGGGCAGCGTCCTAACAGCGTTCGCGCACGCCAGGGACTCTGGCCTGAAGAAGCCGAAGCTGCGCCTGCCAGCCTTCACGTTCAGCATGGCGCCTAACAAAGGCATGAACGCCGGCTGGTACTACGTCGTGCGTGAGGACGGCCAGTACCTGGGCAAGATCTCGACGGAAGGAAACTTCCACCCCAACAGAGAGTTCGACATTGAAGTCGACGGCACGAAACTCGAAGCCCTGGCTAACGCCGATCTGCCAGCCCTGGCTCGCCAGTACGGCATCGAGACCGGCAACTGCTCGTGCTGCGGCCGTGAACTCACGGATCAGAAGAGCATCGAAGCCGGCATCGGCCCGGTCTGCGCAACCAAGTGGGGAATGTAATGAAACTTTTCACAAAGAAAATCAAAGAAAACACACCAGCACTCAGAACTACGGCTACGCTTGCGCCGGAGCAGGTGAAGGTAGCATTTAAGCTATTCACACCTGATGGCGCGGGTACTTGGTTCATAACTGAGGCCAATTTTGAAACCGGCGAAGCCTTCGGCTTATGTGATTTGGGTCTTGGTTTTCAAGAATTGGGTTATGTCGATTTAAATGAATTGCAAGCAGTTCGTGGTGCGTTCGGCATGAAAATTGAGCGCGATAGAAGCTATAAAGGCACGCTGGCAGACGCTATGGGCAGGAGTAAATAACCATGACACCATTAGGTGAAAACATGAATGATACAGTCAACAAAATAAACGCGGCCCTTGAGATCCTGGAGCCTCTCGCCAGGCAAGCAGACGTAAAGCCAGTGATCCGCACCAACGAGTGCTCGGAAGGCACAGCGGTCAGGCTCCACTATGCGGTACAGCTTTTGGCTGACAGCCGATACCAAGTGGAGAAACAATCCAGATCTCGTGAGGTGATGTTCCTAGATCCGTTGCCGACGAAAATGGGAAGCAAGGCCAACTGCATGTATGAAGCTGAAGACGTGCATGTCGTGCATGCCACATTCATCCTTCCAGGCGGAAGTCTGCACAGACCTGGCTACATGATCATCGGCATGCACTGGCACAGCCAACCGTTCGCCTCGATCCAGGAGATGCAGTTAGCATGTCGTACTGAACAAGTCGACAAGCAGGACAAGATCGACGGAATATACGAATGGATCGCAGATGTGCCCAGGTCAGGGGCAACATCGTGAACGAAAAGGGCGCAAATATCGAAACTCTGAGCCGCTTGCTAGGTGAACTCCAGGTGATAGAGGAGTCCCTGGCAAGTGAGATCATGGACGACCAGACAAAGGCCGAAGCAGACGTATCGAAAGGAATAGGGCACTACGATGACTACGGCCGCGATGAAGGCGATGCCAGGTACGGAATCGTCTACCCTGAAAACGCATCGCCTGATCTGGACTGCGCACGAACGCAGATCCAGGAAGCGATCAATCTTATGCAAGAGAGGATAGAACGATGACTAACGAAACAAAACGAGTTGTGTACACAGAAGAGTCACTGGCTCGACTCAAGGCTGTGTACAAGGAGGCAGTCGAGAAAGGCCAGGATCAATACACGCTTGATGGCAACGAGTATTTGGTCGCCTACGCGAAGTACCTGATCGAGTACCTGGATGGAGTATTTAAATCTGACGATAGAATTTACCGAGTACATGATCTCCTAAGACGGCCCGATGATCAGGAACGGGACGGTCAGCACTTCAATGAGAGAAGTAGGGCATGGGATGAATAAGAAGATGATGGACGGTCGCACGTCGAATCAGACGTTGCGTAACGCATGCAGCTACAGTGGTCTGACCCAGGTACAATTTTCACGAGAACTTATTTTTGAATTGGATCGCCAGAACTACGATGTCAGCGCATACACAATACTTGCCTGGCTAAAGCCGGAGACCAGCGAATCAAGCAGACGTTGCCCACGATTGGTGGCGCGAGTCGCACAGGCTAGATGGAGAAAAAAGTGAGCAGAACTAAAGAAAAACACACAACAGCCGCTCTGGTGTCTGCACTAAAAGAAGCAGACTGGCTCAATACACGCATGTACGGACGGTTCACCACAGAAGATAATGACGGCATTCTATATACCTGCCAGCCGCACAGAGAGTCAGACGGACGCTTTCGCATAGCGGTGGGAATCCAGTACGGTATCGTGGGTGGCGAATATTGCTCCGGCAGCATCGAGATCTCCGCCGATGGGAGAAAGGTCATTGCATATCCTGAATGGGTAAACCAGGCGCTGCCGCTAATCTTAATCGACAAGATCCCGGTCAACAGAAACGCATTGGAGGAGATCAATGGCTAAAGTTACTCTCGAAGCCCCGACGTACTTCAATACGACCGGGCTGATTGGTGCTGAACTCCGCGACAGTAAGAACAAGGCCAGCAAGCAGGATGGTCTGGTGCTGGAGTGGATGAAAGCCAGGGCAGGCGAGAAGTTCACCAGGGACGACATCTCTGACCAGGTTCTGCCTAACTCACCGATCACATCTGCCGGCAGGGCGCTAAATACGCTGATGAGACACAATAAGATCCTTAAGCTGGATGAGATGCGCCAGGGCAAGTACAAAAAGCCGCAGCACTTGTGGATGTGCCCGGTGTCTGTCGGTCAGCAGGAACTGTTCTGAAACTAGCCAGCAATTACAGGTCGAATCAGCCCACTGCCTGACGATACCTCATTCATGGCCGCATCAAATGCAGCCTCATTATTGGCAATCATGACGTCAATCACTCCTTGCGGGAATGTTTCGTATCGGTCACCGGTAACAGTCAAATCTGCATTTGAGTTCCCCAACCATCCAGCAAAGTTTACTAGGCCAGAGCCGGCATCCCACAACAGATCAGTCGTCGGATTAAACGTGTCAGGGAAGATGTAAAGGTTGTCTGCGAATGCACAGACCTGACTCGTAGTCACCGAGGCAACAGCTCTGATCGTTGAAACGTCCTGCACGATAACGACGTTGTTTCTGAATGTTCCGCCGGCATTGTTGCCGTCTTGCTCCCTTACCGCAAGCAGGCCCAGGTCACGCTGAGTAACTTTCGAACTCTGAGAGATAGTGTTGTTCTCGATGATTGGGGTGCCTGATTTGGTTCCTTTCATGTAGATGGCACAGCCTTCAGTGTCCAGTACCAGGTTGCCGCGACAGAAGCCACCTGTATTTTTTGAAAGCAGGATGCTTGCGTACTTATTCTTCACTAAGTTGCCGTCACAGTCGCCGGCCAGGTCTTCCCCCATCAAAATTCCGTGAGGAGTCGCTGACCCATAAGTTGCGCCCTTCACGACATTTCCGTGCATCTCTGCATTCGTAATATATGATGGATTCCCAGATTCACCGAGCGCCAGGGAGTAGCCTACGGGCGAATTGCAAGTTATTTTGCACCTGGAGATAGAAGCGTTAGCAATTAAGGTGGCTGCTTGCGAGCCTCGGATCCATACCGAATAGCTCGACGCACTTGCGTTCTCTATATCCATTTCGAGATCGACGCCTGAAACGTGAGCCTGGTCAGCGCCATCTACTGAGATTGCGTAGTAACTACCTGTATCTGTTGAAGTCAATTTGCCCCGCACATTAGAAACATAGACGTTGTATGCTTCCGCCCCGGTGGCTTCTTGCTGTAGCTCAATCAGTGCCTCCATCGAGGTATCCGACGTTACGTCGTCAAACAAGATGTTGTCTATAAACGCGGAGCCGGCAGCACTGAGTGCTGTGCTGGTGGTTAGCTTCACACCAGCCAGTTGCACATCGCCCTGGAAAACGCAGTCCAACATCTCAAGCGCCCCCTCTCTCCTCTGATCAAAAACACCATAGGTGGTGTAGTTTTTCAGCGTTAGGCCTTGCAGCACCAGCCTGTCAAGAACAGTTGCATTGCTGAAAGTTTTCACAGCATTAGCGCCGACACCGTTCCCGTCCAGGATTAGGCCGATTATCTTGCCAGTGCCACTATTACCTCCGGCTACTCGGACAACCTGACCAGCAATATTTGGCAGAACCGTGACGCCTCGGTAGGTTTCGCCACGCAGCGTCTTAGCATCGCGCAACGCTACGTCGCCTGAATCGGCGGAAGCCGTGTAAACACCATCAACAAGATAGATTGTTTCGCCGGCAGAAGTCACGCTATCTGCCTTATCCACATCATCATAAGGTTCTGCGAGAGTACCGGGATTCCCATTATCACCTAATGGTGGATCGGCTACATATTTATCTGTCATCGTCGTTCTCCATCAATAATTCAGCGTCGTTGATCAACTTTATCGCGTTAATCCTTGCTTGGCACTCGTCAATCGCCAGTTGTAGTAAGACCCACTGATTTAGCAGGTCTCCGTTTGTTGCTGGAGCCACAAAATCCTCTTTGCAATCAATTAACAGCTCGTCTGGTAATAACCTGTACTGTGTCGGGCCAGGCACTTCCACCAGTTCGGTTATCGTCCTGGTCGTTGTGCATGACGATAGGACAAGCAATACTGACATCAGCCCAGGCAGCACAATCGGGATCTTCCATCGCCCTGGCAAACTGCCGTTGTATTTTGTTTCGCTCATCGCTAATCACCTCCATCCTTCTTCTAGCCGCTTCAACAGCTTGGCGCTCCCGGCTGATAATAACCCTCAGTTCTGCGTCTCGTTCCGCCACAGCCTCTGCCTGGCGAACCAGGGCAGCGTTCTCCGCGACCTGTATGCCACTCTCCAGAGCGGCGATCTGGCTGTTCAGACGCCAACCGTTAGCCTGGGCGCCTAGCATAAGGCCCAGGATAAATGCGCCGGCAGTCAGGTACTGACTCATTTTCTTCCCTTATGCTCAAAGCTAAAGTGAACTGCATCCCTTCCACTGAAGTTTCCGCCCCAGCGCGCGTCAGAGTGCATTGACTTCCACTGCTCCCCCATCTCACGGTAGTCCTCTGGATCCCAGGTCACCTTGCCGTCCAGGTATCGGAAGAGGTCGATAGCCATCTTCAGGCGATGTATCGAGTTAAGTATGCCCTTGCCCTGGGCTTTGTAAATCTCCGCCTGATCTTTCGTTCTGTACAGTTCTGCCCCAATAACTAAGTAGCCATTCTGGAAGCACCAGCCAAGAAACGCAGCAAGAGTACGCATAAACTCGACCTGCTTTTCGTTAATGCTCATATACCCTGCTGTGCTTCAACCCGTCGCAGAATATCAAGTATCTCTTTCTGATCCTGCTTCAGTTCGTCTACATCCTCCTCGATGCGCGAAATGTTCTGCCCCTGATCTTCAATCTTTTGCTCAACCCTTGAAAAATCTGAGGCATTTACTTTGTGTTCCAGCGTGGTACTAATAGTGCCTACCCATGTCCCGACTGCTAACACACCTGCCAATCCAGCCCCGGCTATTATTTCTGATGTAGTCATCAACTTATTCCGTTATCCAATGCAGAAATACCACACGATTACCTGCCGCAGCGGCTCCCGTTAAGCCTACAGTCAGGGTGATGGACGGGGAACCGGCAACGCTGTCAACTATTCTCCAGTCTGTGACTAATTCCACATCATTTAATATCCCTATAACATCACCAGAAGCAATCCCAGTGGCATCAGTCAATACAACGGTAGTAGCCCCTAAACTCGCGCCTGATGCTAAAGTCGTATCAACGGAGCGATCAACCACATGATGCGATCCGTCAATGTCACACACCGAATAACCTACTTTTGCGAACCCCTGTGTTGGCACACCGCTGACCGCCAGAAATTTCTGCTTAACATCTGGCACACACGTTTGGGTGATATTTTCTGTTGCCATGCTCATGCCCCGGCGAATATATGCCGTTATTGATCTGGCAGTATTCGTTGTGGCTGCCGCAGAGCCTGATAGCCACACAATCTTCATGAAAGCAATATTCGGCCCTAAAATAGTAACCGACTCTTTAGAATTGTTGCCGGTGGGGCCGAGTCGATTTGGTGGGGCTGCACTCAACTGACCTGAAAAACAATTATCAGTTGACATATCTGCCGCGCCACTCGACACAACGGGCAGTATTTCCGCGCCATCTTCGTCGTAGCAATAAAAATAACTTCGATAACCCGGACTGACTGATGAGAAGGTTTCGGTATTCCAACCAATTATGTCGCCCCTTTTCACCCGGAATAGATCGGTTGACATAATATAATCATTACTACCCAGCGTTTGCAGTGAGAATAAAGAGGGCTTTTGATCTGCGGGTGAGGTCACAACAGTGGTGAAAAACCCGGAGCCAAAGGTCTGTCCCACGGTGGTGTTAAATATTGGATCATCGATTGATGCGTGAGCGATGACAAATGTCTGCCTGCTCATCGAGGATGTTTTTAGAACTTGATTGTTATAACCAGCGTCGGTGACTTTATCGAAAGCAGTGTTTCCGTATATGGATTCCGTTGTGTAATCGGCCAAAGAACTCATCCATGACTGAAAGATTTTGTTGCCATGCGAATCAGCCCCGAAAGTCATCTCTACGAAAGGTCTGGTACCAGTTCTTTCAAACCGGATGTCATTCCATGTATTTGTATGGCCTTTAGTGAAAGTGATAGTGGCACCGACACTGGCAGAAGCTGCTTCCATGTTACCGCCCCAAAGACGGTTATTGTTGTGAGGGTATGTTCCGTCACAAATAAATGTACCCATACGATTCAGATAGAAAGTGTTCTCGTTGATCCATTGAGTCGTGCTTCCTGAAGGACTTGGATTAGTGTTCCACTCCATTGTCGTCATTCTATTAAACCAGAACGTCGAGTAAGCTATGGCATCGCTATCCCCTACAGCACCATCGTCGCTGTCGGCGTATAACTGAATATACCCGGTGTAATGGATGTGGATGTGCTGACCATATGCACCCATTATTTTGATTGTTGGGTAAGTGGCGGAGTCTGTACCAGAACCAGCACCTACGCGAAGCACAGTGCCAAATCGTTGCTCTGGGTTGGTGGGGCCGTCGCTATGCCCACCAGCAATTATCCCAATCCCAGAATGACTAATGTCTATTGTGGAATCCCGTAGATCGACTTTTGCCTCCCGACAATCAACCGTAGAGCCTAGTTTATATCTATCTTCACCCCGCACTGTTGCGCCATCTATTTCTTTGGCCTGCTTAAATGCGTTAGTAAATCCAGCCGCCATATCAGTTGTGCCGGGAGTGGCATTAGCAAGGTATCTCTCAACCCAGCCCGGTTGGTAATAGAGGTTTACTGGTGTTACTGAAGAATCTATTTCCGCTTGGGTTCTAGGCCATAAATATTCTCCTATATTTGAGCGCGAGAGGGTGGTATTACTTATTGATGTTGCTAAATCGACCTCACCTGCCGCACCAAATGATAGGAACTTGTTCGCACGGGAAGAGGCAGATGGCAGCTCCAGGTTTACTTCGGTGTCATCTGAGGTAACCCTGATGCAATCTTCAATGCGTGTGAACAGGCGCTTAATCAGACGTGTAGCCTTGTCGAAAGCACTCTCGTGTGCTGAAGCAAAGAACCTGGTCTGGTTGCCGAACGGCACTTCCTGGCTAACTGCTAAATTATCAGAGATCTGAATTTTCCAGGTGTCTGTCAAGGCAACTGTCAAGGTAATGTAGCCGCTGTCCTTACCAACGTCCTGGACGGTGTAATCAGTGCCCTCTGACATTGTCGCTAAAGCACCAGCAGGACTAATAGTGTTTACCAGTAGATCGTCCTTAGATGTGATCTTAAACTGGTAATCAAATTCTTGAGTAACTCCGTTACCCACCCATCTACTAATACTCGTCTCACCTGCGGGAATCGTCATTTGGTCAACCTCTCAAATTGCTTGTTTAAATTAATTATCTTTTCTTACCTTTCACCAGAGCATTGTAAAGGCTTGCGTCTTCACTGCCCCGCTCAACAGACTCAAGCTGTTCCAGCGACCTGGCAACCTGGCCCGAAGCAGGCATCGGAAGTAGTGGTTGCATAGCCCTGATGACCGAAGCCATATCGTCCATACCTAACTCCTCTTCCTCATTAAGAAGTTCAGCGGCTTCGCCGCCGAGCCTGACGAGTCCGGTGAAAGCAGAAAACGCCGGTATGTTCGGCTCAAACCCTTTCTGTGCTGATGCTATGTTGCGCCAAAACATCGACGCCGACATTCCGAACTCCGCCACTCCAGCAACCATCCACTTAGTCCATCCCTCATCATCATCAGGATCCGGCAGTTGCTCAGTCAGTAACTTTGCCCATATCGCAGGAATGACCAAGTACCACATCATCTCACGAGTGTATTTTGCTTTACTGATCTTACCCTTCCTCATGCGCGACCAGGCGTCTCCGTACAAATTGTAGTTGACGCCAAAGAACGTGCCCATGAATGTAAATTGCTTTGAGGCCTCGATGCCGACCGTCCTGGCGATGTTTCCAGACCCCTGGAATATAGGCGCCAATCCCTGCTTGCGCCCAGATCCGATCATCGCTTCAGCCTCCAGGTCTGCAAACTTGGCAGCCTTATCGGAGATCTCTGCTTCCGTCATGCCAAACTCGGCGACCTCAATCAATCCACGACGATAAGCAGCCAACCAGGCCGGATATACCGCGACCGCATCACCCACAACCTGCAAGACGAACATGCGCTGCTTGATAAAGCCTTTGCCAGCCGAGTTCTCCAGGACTGCTAACTGCTCTGCAACCTCACGGTTGACCAGCTTATTGCGCTCCTGCATGAAATACGACTTCGAATGGATCCACTTAATCGTCTCGATTGGTCGCATCGCCAGAGTTGACATTGCGCCCAGGGTAGCAAGCTCACCATTGCGTCCTAACGAGTTCGTTATCGCCAGCGGCTGCTGAATCATGTTTCTGATAGAAAAAGTCAAATAGGCTATCGACAAATTAGTTCGAACCATCCGCATCATTGTGTTGATCGGAGCGCCACCTTCAACATTGCCGGCGAATATACCGTCGACTGAATCAAAGAAAGACTGATACTTCTCCTTGCCGTACACATCAATGATCGACTTCGCAACCATCGGATGATTCAGGAAGCGCCCAACGTCGCGGCTGATCTCAGCATAGGCGATGAAGTTAATGATCTCATCGGTCGCGCGCATGATGTTGTCGGTCTCCAGGCGAATCTGTCTGCCGCCGGATCCTTTGCGCTGTATAGATGCCCCCGTCTTCGTCTGCGTGACACCATTTTTCACGTTCATTGCATTCGATGCTTCATCGTGCATGTCGAGCTTCTGACCGTCCTTTGGCGTCCAGTGGTAATAGATGCGCTGGTATCCACCCTCAAGCTCATGATTGCCGGCTCGGAACGGCATGTGATCAACTTTTAACGGCGCCAGGCCAGTGAGTTCCTTGTTGATCCTGGCGAGTTCGCTCCAGTATTGTTCGTTGAAGCTCCAGATCTTCTTCACTAATTCTACTTGTTCGTCAGTAAGCAGATCGAGCATCACCTGGACATCTAGTTCCGTGACTTCCTGGCCCTGGTAACCTGAGTCGACGATCGCTTTGCGCGACTCAGGCGAACCCCAATACACTGCAAGCATCACACGCTGGCCGGCAGACAGAGTCCAGGAGCCACCGTTATTCAGGGTGCGCTTAACCATCGACTCGTCCAGGTGCTGAAACTCTCCAACCGTATCTGCTTGCTTCTCTGCTTGTCGGTTTTTGAGCCAGGAACGCTTCAGCTTGCTTCCTCGAAAAGGCTTCAGAATGTCATTCAGACTCTCCGATGCTTCCATATTCATCCTGGTGCGGGTCTCTGTGCCACGACTGATAGGCTCCAGGATATTTCTGTACCAGACTCCACCAAACTCGTAACTATCAAATTTGCGGATGTTGGTGTACAGCATCACCTGGTCTTCACTAAACCGCTGTGTAATAGAGCGCCCCTTCTCCAGCGAAGTCTCATCATCCTGGCCCAGCGGCCTCGCACGAATTTGACTGCTCGCCTCGATAGCGTTCTTTGCCAGGATTGCTTGCATTGTCAGATCCTTGTAGCCTTCCTCGCTTTTTTCCTTGCCAATTTTCAGCATGTTCTCAGCGGCATTGCGCAGGCTTTGCAGATCTAGGATGGTCAGGTTGCGCCAGTCCTGGATGTTGTCAATGTATGCGGTCGCAATCAGGCCAGGGTTCGACTCTTCCTGGGCAGCCAGAAACTTCTGCACACTTGCAATCCGGCCCTGGGTGTCTCGATTAGTCGGGCGTTTGCGCAGGTCGTAAACTGACAGCAAAACTTTCAGTTGCTGAATGTATTCAGGATCTACACGCTTCGCGTTATACTTACCTAGCTTCATCTGCTGAAGACGGCGATGATGCTTCTCGCCGCGCTCTTTAATTCTATGTCCTTGCTGATACATGTAGAACTGGCGCAGTTGTCGATGCTTTGCCTCAAGTGCTTCCTGATACTTGCCCTGGGCAGCCAGTTTAGTAGCCTCTCGTGCCCAACGACGCTCGGCCCGAAGATACTTATGAGGCTGGATCTCCTTGATGGACATATTCTCCACGGCACGTCTCGCTGCTTCCTTGTACAGCGCCAGCGTGACCTGGGGAACACTCCTTGTTGCAGCCTTGCTGCCTATTTTTTGATTAAGCAATCGCAGTTCTAGCAGCAGGCGCTTGCCCTGCATGTCGTTATGTACGACTATTTTCGCTTCCTCGTACAAAGAGCCAGCCGACATCAGGTCACCGTACTTCTCATCCATCTTTTCTTGAGCCTGGCTAACAGCGATATTTGCGCGCTCCTTCTTGCTAGTGCTGCTCTGAAGGCCCAGGACAAGTTCCTCGCCAGTGGCAAAGCCTAGCTTTGTAGCAACGGCATCAGGGTGCATCGCGCCCTTCTTAAGTACGCGCATCCGAGACAAGGCGCTGGCTACATCTACTCCGTACAGCCTGGCAACAGCGTCAGTGTCCAGCTTGAATTGCTCTATGCCCTCAACCATGCGCTTGCCCGACATGAAGTCCCTGGCAACATTTTCCTTGCTATCATTAAGCTCTTCCTCAATGACGGAAGCAGTCTTCTTCAGTTCCAGCTTCCACCAGGCTTTACGTTGCCGGCGGATGTCGCGCATAACCTTCTCTGTTAGTTGCTGATCACTCTCCAGCTTGGCGTCCTCGACAGCCTTCAAGTAGGCCTCAGCATCACCTGGCTTCAATCCCATTTGCTCGATCGGAAGCGCAATTAAGCCCTGGTCAGATGTTGCTCGCTTCAGTTCTTCATCAGTAGCAACCAAGCGGCGAAACACTTCGCGCATTTCGTCGCTGAGTTCCGTTCCGGCAAAATGATTGCGACGGAATACCTCGGTAAGGCTCTTATAGACATCAAGAAACCAGGCCTTAAACTGACTGAAGATAGGCTGTAACTCTGCCGTCGGAGCCTTGCCTTCCATAAGCCATGATTCGAATCCACTGGCAAACTTCTCGTGAACTTGTCTGCGTTGCTCGATGGTCATGTCTTTCCAGGAACCTTCGGCGCCAGCCCAGGAGTAAACAGTCTGCAAGTCGGCGGCAATCTCTTCGCTTTCTTGCGCGAGATCGCGATACATCTCCAGGAACAAATGGCCGGATTCGTGCAAAAATGTAGTGGCGTTCGCACGCTCGGTTAATGTTATGCGCCTGGTTGCCGGCTCAAAGTATCCGCGCGGCCGCTGACCTTCCTGTACGGTGTCGTCGTCCTGGAGCAAATTCGTACCGTTATCCAGGATCTCCTTCTTAAGCTCTGGCGTCAGCTTGACCCAATAGTAAGCTGCCACACTCTCCATATCTCCCGGTGGTTTCATACCGAATGCATTCAACAGCTGAACTGTATTTGGGCCGTCGTAAATAATCTCAGGATCGCCAGGCATACCTTTGTCTGTCGTCCGAACTGCCTTATATCTTACCTGCCCTTGTGAAACACTAACTGCTTGTATCGTCGCGTTAATGTCTTCGAAATGAAGTAGGGTCTCTAGAGGGAGGGCGCGAATTTCGTCAAGTCGCTTATTCCATTTTTTCTCGTATTGTTCGATGTTGATTGGATTATCAACTATTTCTTCGGTATCAATACTAATAAGTACAGGCTTTTCGCCAGTTAATTCCTTGATGGCTGCTGTCATCTGATTGTCGTACAGCACTTTAAACATCTTGAGAAGGCTGGGATTCGTTCTACGGATGTGCGTACCACTGTTAGGAAAGGCGAACCCGTCAAAGTCACCCTCTGCCGCCAAGATTAGCGCACGACGCAGTGCAATTTTGACCCACTTTCCTTGCTTACCCGGCACGTCTGGAACGCTCTTAGATGAGTCAACTGACAGATCACTTCTAATCTTACTGACTTCTCCGATAATCCTGAGAGCTTCTGGATTTATTATTTTGATTGTTTTTATTAATACCTTCTGGATAGCATCAGGGCGCTCAACTGTTATGAGTTCCTCTACCGTGCGCTCGATAACAACTGCCCTCTCAATTTCCTGAGTCAGGCCGGCATCGCGATAAATCTGAATTAATGTTTCATACTTGACATCGTCCATTTCTTCCAGCATCTCAATCACTGCCGCCTTTTTTTCAACAGCTTCCAGCCTAAGCGCATCTTCGTCTATGGTTTGTCCTATCTTGTATCCATAATTAAGACCAGCTCTGTGCCAGTCAGATTGAAGCTCATCCAGGTAAAATGTGCGTGCACGGACTTTCGATGAAATATCGCGAGTAATTTTGGATCGAAAAATTACTGACTCGTCAAGTGAGTCTGTTTGAATATCAAAGTCTTCTGGTAACTCAAATCTCCACTGGTTACTTGTTTCACCTCCCAATAAGGAATCTGAAATTAGTCTTTGTTCAGAAAGATCCTTGCCGAACGCTTTAAGTACAGTGGCGACAATCGCATCTTTAAAATACGCTGGGTTGTCTTCTTCAATGCTATCGTCAGCAGAGAGATTAAAACGAGCAAGTTGGAGATCAGATAGAGCAGTATCCACTCTCACATACGAAGTAAATAATAAGTCGCGCGTCATATCACCATCGACTTTGTAATATGCATATAAATTAGCTGAACGCTCGCCATCGCTGTCGATTCGAGTTGATATGTCCCAGTACAAACCCTCATCTACAATGTCATAAGAAGTAGGTTGCCAAAGCCTCATAATAAACGCACGCTGATCAGAATCACTATTAACCATAGACTCATTCAAAACTCTGTGCTCAAATTTAACGTCATCCTCTATGTGCCTTACTCTGAAAATCAAGTCGCTGGAAGCATTCTGCACTTGCACGCTATGATCAAGTTTTTCTTGAGCTGAACCGGTAGACATACTTCGTTCATCTGAACGCATAAACGCAACGACATTATTTTGTCCTGGAAAGTGTGTCTCGCTTTTATTGTTTTTAAACTTACTGAGTTCAGGAAACTGGAGCAACCTCTCGGTATAATTTATCGGATTCATATTAAGAGGCTTAAGTCTGTAAGATGAGTTCTCCCATTTTGTCCGTGTAGTAGGTTCAATAGAATCTTCCGGCGGGATTGGTGGTGCTGGTGCTGTTGGTGATACAGGGAGACCTGCTGCTTCATCTATCAGCCTTTGTGCCGAGGCTGATCGAACACGACTTAGAGAACTGGGTCGTCTTCTGCCTAATGCTGGGTCATCCTCCCTTAGATCAAGGTTGATCAAGCCTGCCTCTGCGGCTCCTTTGACCAGCCTGTCCATTGCGTCAGCCATGTCCATTTGAGTTTCATAAATTTCAACACCGTTGACGTAGATTTTCCATGTATCTGAGTCCGGGTTTTTAGTATAATAATTGTCTATTAACTCGCCGGTATCGTCCGCCAAACGTTTAAGTGACTCGTGAGTAGCAAACTCTAGTGGTTCGTCCCAGTAGCTTTCACTATTAGTTTCTTCTATTTCTTCCTGTACTCGTGCTCGCATTACCGATCGAAAAATAGACTCGCCATCACCACCGTTAGCATCAATCCAGTCCCACATTTTTTGGGCCACATCATCAGCATCGTATTCTTCCCCCCATACTTCTGCGCGTATTACAAAATTTCGATAATCATCTTCATCTAAATAATGTTCCGCCTCATGTATTACTTCATCTATATACTCATCACGGAGATACTGAACCCGCTCGTCAGCGTCAATAGGGCCAGCATAGGTTTCACCCTGATCGTAAGATTCCATTGCCAATTCATTTAACAACTCAAGTTGCTGATCGTGAAGTTCGTAACCATTTTCGACATCAGCGGCGACAATATCGTAAGCCTCTAAATTAACGACCATAGGAAGTTCTGCGATGACGTCACCAGCGGGATGATTGTCTAGATCGTAGTTTATGACCACATTGCCATCATCCGATGCTAACTGCGCCTGCGGTAGCCTGCCTGCGTCGAAGCCATACTGATCCAGAGAAGCGAGGTCGCTAACGGTTCCTGGGTTTACCGGTTCTGCCGGTTCTGCTGGGGCAGGATTTGCAATTTTGTCGTTTCGTGACACAAGGTACTGCGTCCAGGAAAATTGATTTTCTCTTGCTTTCTCCCACTCAGCCTTATCCTTCACCCACTTATCGTAACTAGCCTTATACTCCGGCAAAGTTACATCTTGATACGTCCTTAATTCTTCCATATACGCTGCGTTCAGCTCTGCCCATTTCTGGGGATAAGCCACGCTAGTACGCAGACCATCTGGAGTCATGAGATGCTCTGTCATACGAATATTTTGCGCACGAATGTATTTCTGAACCTGCAAACGAGTCAACTTGAAGTCTATCTCCCCAAGCATTTCCTGTAGGCCGCTCCATTTGAGTTCTTCATTTGATACTTGTTCTTTTTTTAGTTTTTCCAGGATCACAGATCCTTTCGCACTACCTCCCTCTTTCTTCCACTCAGGCAACCGCATGTCGATCACAACTTGCTCGGCACGACTGATAAATCCGATTGGGCTTCGTAGCGGAACAGAATAATCTACCTTAACAAGTGGCTTTGTTTCTACAGGCTGATTCTGCCCCCAACCTTCTGGATCAAACTGCAAAAGTTTTTCGTCGATGTTGTTGCGAACCACAACGTCATCTAAAGCAGCATTAGTGAACAAATCAGCAATTGGAGCAGCATCGGCCATACGATCAGCCTTACCCTTGTTCATATCCAAAAGCAGTCCGTCATCAGCCCATTTCTTAATAGTTTTCCATTCACGATGATGAAAGCTGACAAGCATATTCACTCTTTGCCCAAGTAATTGGTGAGGTGTGTTCATCTCCAGCACAACAACAAGCGGCCTTTTTTCCGAACCTGTATTCGGTTCAATCCCAGTCAACTGCGTAAGTATGGTTACACGAGTTTCGTCTCCGTGTTGCTCACGGAACACAGCGACCGGATCTTTTATTTGATGAAGCAGTCCCATCCAGGTCATTTCACCAATTGAATGTTTATTGACCCTCGGAAGCTCTGACCCCATAATGATCTGAACATTTGGGACTCCGACGTCTTTTAATGGTTCGCTAGGCATGCCAAGCTGAAGTGGACGTTTTTTATCCATTCGCTGACCACTAAATACTTTAGCAACCTGATCGCGCCAGAATTTAATTTCATCTATATCTGTCTGATAGAAGTTGCCTTGTGCAGAAGCCATGCCGTCTTGATTCATCTTGCTGGATTCGTAAGATCTGTCTGACACACGAACCCAGTCAATGAAGCTCATGCCGCCATTAATAGCCTGGCGATTCATAAACTTGGCGAAGTTTGCAACTGCCTCTTGCATAGACGCAGGTGGTTGCCCTATCCGACCATCGCTGTTAGCAATATCTGCCGTCAGCAGAACAGAATTTTCTGCATTAGTTTGATCGAACGCGCGTAACAGCCTATCTGGCATGTTATTTTCTCGCATCGCACTCATCTCAGCCAAACTAAGTTTCATGGTTCCAACAGGCTTAAAGCCGATGTCCATAAGCAAAAGAGTAGTGCCGCCACTGAGGTGTTCGCGAGAAAAGTTCGCTAATGCTTGTGGGGTTAGTGAGCCGTCACGTTGTAAATCAATTGCAGGTAACTTAGACCTGGTTCGAATAACCCGCTCGGTAAGCCATACCTGTTTATTGCGAGGAGCCGGAGTGATGTTTACAACGTCTATGTGAGTCGAGCCATCGTTATCAATTCTGGATGCTTTTGCGCCTTCACCAACAACGACATGGCCGGCCAACTGGATACTCGTCCCATCCATGACCTCTGCAATCTTTACGGTTATTCGCTGATCAGCAGACGAAGGCTTAGTTCTCCCTGTTGGATGATTGTGTGCCACCCACATCTTAGTGGCGCCATCTGTCGACAATGCAGCGCCAGCCAGGACGACCGGGACAAGCGTGGCGGAAGACTTATCTCCTTTCGAGTGACGCACGATGTTCAGTACGTTGCCTTCATCATCAGTAATGATTGCGATTGCAACTTCCTGCGCATGTTTTCTGAATGCGGCTGCAATATGAGCCGCGTCAGCCAGGCTATGAACCTTGTCGATGCCAACTCGGATCTTGCTGGTTGGCTCTTGGTGTACCATCAGACTAAAGTTGTCGCGAAGCTGATCTTCAGCAACTTTCATCGGCACTGTCTGGTTCAGCAGATCGTCCTGTGAATATATTAATGCTGAACCAGGATCATCGAATACCGCATCAACAAGGCGGATCTGCTCTGGATTAAACGGCAAGATTGCATCAGCCTCCTCCTCTAAATCACTAAACCCAGTGATTGTCAGGGAGTCGTAACCATCGGTCTTCGCCTGCTCGATGATGCCGGCTATCAGGTCTCGCGACAGCATGCCCTCATCGACTTGCTCATCTGTCAGCATGTCACTTAATTCATCATTACTGATAACCATACTGTTGCCAGGATTGATGAAGTAAGCGTGCGTGCCCTGTGCCTGTCGGTTTTGACCAGTCCCGTCTGTCTCGCCGAAAAACTTTGCAACAGATTCAGACTTAGTGAAGAAGTGAGCACCATCAAGTGCCTTATCCATTTCGAACTCAAGGAAGGAGGCATCCTGCGGAGCAGACCTGCGGCCGTGATACCAGATGCGGCTTGTGTCGAACCCCTGCTCCCTGGCGCGCTCAAGTTTCTGAGCATTGTTGTATCTCATCACACCAGGCATTGATAGTTGCTCTTGATTAAAGCCCCTGGCGGAATAAAACTCGATCAGACCATCACGAGGATCCATCAAGTCGTCCCTAGCTGTCTCCAGGACTACATCTCGTCCTTGCTCGTCGCCTAGCTTACGGAGAGCATTAAGCGCCCTGGTTGCATGACCACGACCCTGGCGCATCTCTTCAACACGAATATATTCAATCTCGATCTCGCCCTGGTTGTTGATAGCAACGTCCAGCGCGTAGAATGCGTCACGAGCTTCGGCTTTGATTTGCGACACAAGCTCGGCAAGCTCGGCACTGTCCTCATCAAGACGCTCGTCCACAATCTGCTGAATGGCTGATTCCGGCATGCCTTCGAGAGCTTCACGAATCTCTTCGTTGTTCATGATCTCTGGATCAATTCCAGCATCAGACAGGATGGACGAAACACGATCCAGTTGTTCCTTCTGCCGCTGCTCTTCAGGAGTAAGTTCCTGGCCTTCTTCGACCGGCTGGATCAGGTCGCCCTTACGAATGCGTTCAACCAGGTTTTCGAACTTCTGTATCGACTCCGCCTGCTTCCGCAAGTGTGGCCGCACTTCTCGGCGGATACGACCAACTTGTTCGTCGTACAGTTCTTTCGCGCTAACCTTGCGGCCGGAACGAGTGATCTTGTCGGCAGTTGTGCGGAAGATTGCTTCATGCAAGACAGCATCCTTGTCGGCTTCAACTTCTGGCACCCCTGCCTCCAGTAAATCCCTGTACACGGTTTCGTAAACTTCTGCGCCGGCAGTGCGCTTTTCCTTGTCAATCGCATTGAGCATCTCGATCTGCTCTTCGACACCAGATTGGTGTTCCTGATGCGGCGTCATCGCGTCGATGTCCATCTTCATGTATGGCCGCAAGATCGGTTGCACTGCCTGACCGGCAACTTCATTCGCAAAAAGTTCGATCGGGATCTCAATCATTGATCCATCAGCCGACTCTGAAAACTTATCCACGATTAGCTTGCCGATGCCATGCTCAAGGAAGTAGGTCTCTTCTCCGTTTATGATCTCTGGCTTGACCAGGTCGCTCTGGAGCAGCGCTTCGAGAGCCTCTGGATCCAGGTAGACAGTCTCGGTTCCAGAGTCAGCGCCAAGCTCTTTCATCAGCTCACTGAACGCCGCAGGATTCGTCTTGCGCAGTTCGCTTTCTGCGACGGCTTTCGAGAACTCAGCTATGCGAGCCTGGTCGATATTTGTTGCGTCCCCTAACTGCCTGGCCTCCCTCACACCAGATACTGTGCCACCTGTCACAGCAAGGCCGCTGGATCCCTTAAATGCCATTGCCATCTCCTGGCCTATGGCAAGGATGTCAGCCTCGAACTGTTCAGTGGTGTAGTCCTCTGCTACACCAGCTTCTTCCTGGAAGTATTCACGCAATGCGATCACAGTCGCCTTCTGCACTCCCTCCTCGATTGTGTTGAAGGCTGTGGCCTTTCCTATGTCCTTCAAGCGATCTTTTAGAATCTCCTTGCCCCCTCTCTTCTTCAGACCTTTGAGCACAGTCTGCATCGCGAAGTCTCTCGAAATGTCCTTGCCGCCGCCGGTGAAAGCCTTGTAGAGCATGCGAAGACCGAAAACCTCTTGAGGAGTCATCATGGTGGTATAAATTAACGCACCCTTTGTTGCCGTTTCCCGGTCGAAGCCATATTCGTCGACCAGGTCGCTATAAGCCTCATCGAACAGCAAATATGCAGTCTGCTCAACTAGCCCTGCTCGGAACGCAGTGGCGATGCCGGCGCTCGCCAGGCCCGCACCCGCAAGCTGCGCCACACCAGGTGCAGGAACTGCCGCAGTGGCGAGGCCTCCGGCAACACTCACTCCCGCCATCGCCTGGAACTCGCGATCAACCAGAGTGTTCCAAGCTCTGCCAGCGATCATTCCCGCCTGGTCGGCCATAAAGAACCCATAGCTGCCAGGATCTAAGAAGTCGAACACATCATCACCGTGCTCTTGCTGGGCTAACCGCTGACTGAGAGTCAGGCTATCGAACTCTTCTTTTTCGGCAGCGGTGAGGCCTGGCCCCAGTATCTCTTTTTGTCTAAGGAGAGCCTTACTATGCTTATCCCAGCCACTGACAGCGCCAGCAGGAATAGGAGATCGTAAGATCCTCTCCAGAATCGAGAGCCTTTCAATATCATTTTGAGCCTGTGCGGAGTTGTCAGGATTAGATAGCCACTGAGCCGTAGTCGGCGCCTCCTTGATCAACTTTTTTACGTTGACCTGGTTGATCCTGGACTCAACCCTGGCCTCATCAAGGTTATGCTCAATAGCAGGAGCAGGAACACCATGCTCACGACCCAGGCGTTCAGCCTCGGCAGCCTGGCCGGCATCCTTGCCAATTCCTAAGCGCAAACTATTATTCAGTTGTAGTTCTGGATCTTCAACACCAGGTAATTGCGCTGGATCTTCAACACCAGGTAATTGCGGCAGGTCTCTTTGCTGCTGCGAAGGCTCCGGCACAGACATGAGCGTAGGAGCCGGCTTTTCATATTCCTGAAACAGCCCTGATGACCGGAGCCGGTTCAGTTTTTCTTCGTTTGTCTCTCCTAGTGCCATTAGTCTTGTTCGCCGGAGTAGTCTTCAATCCAATTGGCAATGTTACTGGCTGTAAGATCGTTAGGAGATACCCTGCCATCCCGCATTTCTAGTATCGCCTTCTCGACCTCTTCAGGAGTATAGGTGTACTCAAGGTTTAATTGGCCCAGGATCTCCCGTGTTGTGATCGTTTCTCTGGACAGTCCTCGCTCGATAAGTGCGTTTTGTGCGCCTTCAAGCTCGGCGCCGGTGTAGCTGGTGACATCAATTCGTTTATCGAACGAATCTCCCCAGGTCGCCTGGGCGAAGGCATTCGAGCTTAATTTGTGCTTCCTGGTGTAACCCCACTGTAAATTAAGCAGCATCTCGTCAAGATCATTATTTGGAACTGTTTTAAATCGTGGATTGTTTATTAGCCATTCCTTCTGCCTTTGTTCATACAAACCAAGCAGAACAGCGTATTTCTTTTTATAGCGGGATAGTGCTTTCGGCGCACTAGCTTGTGGTTTCGTTTCGAGAAAATTCCCCATCGTAAGATCAAATCGCTGCCTCGGTGTACCACCCACACTCTCAGCAGCCGAAGTACCTTGTTTCCCCGCTTGCATGTGATCGAACATCCATAGGCGAAATGTCGACCCTAACTTACCTTCGTCGGTGTATTTATCCATTATTTCGCGGATCTCTTCACTGTTCATATCCGGCATTCCAAGATAACCCACAAGTTCTGTCTGGACGTCTGTATCTGTCCAATCCAGGGTTCCGCCTTTGAAAAACTCACGTCGACGAGGATCCAAAGTTGCCCACTCCGATGCAAACTCCCTCTGAAGATCCTGATGAGTGCTGCCAGGATTGGCCTCCAGATAGTTTGCAAACTTCGTCTCAAGTGAGTCCTGGTACTTGGTTCGGCTGGCCGTCTCGTTAGTTACCAACGAGGTAGCTCGCTGTTCGGCCATTACACGCTGTTCGGCTGTGAGGCTGCCGTCCTGGTAAGCATCGCGGATCTTCTTGCTGAGTTGGGTCTTGGTCAGCCCCATGCCGGCGAACTGGTCAACAAAGTCCATCGAGACACGCAAGTTCAAAGATCCCTCGACTTCGGATCGCTTCTCTCCTGCAAAGTTGTCGCTAATTACACCGCTTTTAATCGCTTTCTCCAGATAGAGTAAAGCGTTTTGTGGATCTTGGCGCTCTAGAAATGAGTCGATAGCAGCGCCATGTCCGACGTCGATCGCGTCTTGAGCCATCTTTTTGATGATCTCCGCTTCTTCTGGCACATCTGGGTTCAGGCCGCTGGCAATTGCAACGGCAGTCACAGAACTAACTATATTGTCCATCATCGGAGCATTGTCGTAAGGATGTGCGGCCATCTCCTCCTGGTTGATCTCGATCGTTTCCTTGCGCACATTTAGCTGGTGAATTTTGCGATTTTTAGCAACGAAGCTGGAACCCTCTTCATCCTCGCGCAGCATGTATGCCTCAGAGTCGTTCTGGTATTTCCTCTGTCCAACGGAATTTTGCAGCCCATCTCCGTGCTTCTTATAGATCTTAGAGACTTCGTCCAAATAGCCTGGATAAGCATCTACAGCCGCGCCACCCTCTAGTGAGTAAAAGCCACCATCATCAGTGCCAAGTGCAAGCACCTCACGACGAGCAGCCGACATGCGCTCATTCGCTTGTGTCTCACCATCCTCGGTGAACAAGCGGTCAGCGGTCTTAGCCAGTTCTCCGCTGACGTCTTCCAGACCAGCCGCAATGTTTTCTCCGAACGCACCTCTAGGTATGTCTACCGACAGGTTACCGCTATAGCCTGTAGCTTTTACTCTTGGAGCATTCATAACTGGTACGGTAGGCATTAATTCTTCCCCTTCTGGTCTTTTGTTGCCACTACTGCTTCGGCTTCCACATGCTGCCAACGCTGCTGGCAGTCGACAGTACAGTACCTGCCGCATTTAATCTGCCAGCCTGCTTGTGCATCTTTGAACTAGCCAAAGCGTTCGAGGCCGAGACGTCGTACCCCCAACCCTCCCTGGCAGCGTTAGCACGAATGGTTAGTGCATCCATTTCACCGAACTGTGCGGTGTCTTCTATTATCCCCATAGGTGTGTCGCTATCGAGACTCAGGTTGTTCGCTGCCATCGCAGCTCGTTGTTCACCCTTTACACCTGCAATTTGGCGCCGATAGTTTTGCTCTTCAGTTTTGCCACGCTCGATTGCATCATCACGCTTTTGCTTCTCTACAATCGCGTTATTCTTTGCAATCTTACTCTGGAACTTACCCTGCTGTAACGAACCGTATGCGCCTACTACGCCGCTGGCTATAGAAGCCGCAGCGGCTGTGCCGGCCGCATAAGCCGCAAAGCTAGTAGCAGCGGCTGTGCCTGTGGTTCCCAAAATCGAAGCTCCCCATACCGCTAGAACTGGGATACACATCAGTACATACCTCCCATGATTGTCTCCCCCCCTCTCTGTCGCTTGACACGCTCTCT